TCATCCCCTGTTTCCATAGGGATCTTACCAGCTATCTTTAAATCGCGCTCACGGTTCGCATCAATACAATTAGAAGTGATCTCACGGACAATCGAACCAATAGGATCCGAGTATAAATTAATCAGGCTATCCATAATGATAGCCTGAGAACCGTCCGTAATTTTGAACTTGTGTTGTTTTTGTACGCCGATTACTTCATCGACGCGGTGTTGTTGTGTTAATTTCATTTGATTAAAAAGGGTTTTCTGGGGGAACTAAAGGATCTGTAATTTTCATCTCTTCTGTATATATTTCTATATCCATATCAGGAACAGAAGAAACTTCAGAGTTCTTTGGAAGAACAACTTGAAGCCTGTCTTCTAACTCCTCTCTTATATCAGGATGTTTATACAGTACTTTAGCTACCTTGTGATTTTCATCAGTTATACGATGAAATTTAAAAATTAATAATTTATAATCTTCTGGAAATTCTGAATACTTACCTTGTTTAAAAAGATCATATACTACTTGATACATTTTTGGAACTTTAAAAATAAACATAACATGTTCTTTATCAGGATCATATTTAGCTTCAAATAGATTAGTATGTTCTAAATAATCTTCATATTCAATAAATCTTGGATTACCTAAATATTTATATAATAAATAAATATGATTATCATACGCAGTAAATTCATCAGAGCCAATATAAGTGTTAACTAAATTAGCTTTAACGACATCAAACTGAGTACTTAACATTGGAAGAATATAAGTATAACTTTTATTAAACATTTGTCTTTTCCGCACCATCTCTCTACACATTAAATATATTAATATGCTACAACTTCTTCATAACCTTTTTTAATATTCCAGTTATTAGTTTCTTTGTAATGTTTATATTCAGTTAATAAAGATTCAATCTCTTTATTTCCTTCTTTTATCCATTCTTCAGGAAGCTGATATACTGCAACATCATAAGAACCTTTTGTATCTACAGCAATAATAAAAGCTTCTACCGTATAATCTGGGTATTCTGATTTTACTGCATTAATATAAAAAGCAAGTTGTCTATAGTATCCATATTGTAGACAATTAAATAAAAATCCTGTAGTATGCCAATCTCTAAATAAAAGACCTGTTTTAGATTTTAACTTTTTACATTCACCATAAACTAAACCGCTAGTAGTTTTAAGATCTGCAATAGTTATAGTTTTCTTGTCATTATCTATAACAATTCTATCTAATTTAGATTTACAATCTACACCATGTTGAGTAAAATAAATTTCTTTTTCATTAAAAGCTTCTATATTTTCATCATCTGAAAACATTAATTTATTTGAAACAACATGAGCTCGTAAAGATGTGAGACATCCTTCAATTATTTGTCTGTCTTTAGCAGCTAAAGGAATTTTACCATCAGCTTCTTTTAAGAAATTATAAAAAGTTACATTTTCTTCTTTATTCTTAAAACTTTTAAGCACAGTTTCTGGTTTAGAATGTGATGGTTTAAAACCAGACATTTGATAAGCCATATCAGCTATTTTATCTTCTGGTGTACCAACTCTTTCTAATTCAAAATAAGCTCGTATATATTCACCCATTTTACCACTTACAGGGGCAACATCGGCCATAATATATTTCTCAGGTTCAAGTGCAAAACCATGGATAAGAGATCCTAGTTCCATTGCAGCACTTTTTTGAGTATTTATTTCATGCTGTTTACGCATCATAAATCTTCTTGGGGACATTTTTAATTCTCCCAAGTCGCTATTAGAAATTTGTTCTTTAGCGTAGTAATTTTCTTCGGACATTTTCTTTTTCGTCTGTTAATGTTAGTAATTCCATATATTCATTATATAATTCTTGCCGCTGCTTATGGGCATGAATTTTAGCGTTTGCGACTTTACGATCTCCTTCGTCTACCATATGATCCACATATAATTCTGGATCATCTAGTGCATTTTCAAGATAGTATCGTACTACATTATCTCTACCATTGTCTATGGCAGACATCAATAACCTAATATCCATGAAGTGTCTAAGATAGTTAAAGCACTTAGTCTTAAACTCTTCTGTATACAATATTCTCATAATTAAGATTTTAATACATTAATATAAACTCCTGGGTTATCTTTATCATACTCGAATTCTAAAAAAATTGGAAGCATTTCCTGTGCATTATCATCAGAGATCCAACCGAATTTAACCATTTGATCTTGTACTGTTTGAGCAGGATTGATATAATCAAACTTATGTCTACTCTTACGTATAAACTTAAATGATATTCTATAAGGTTTTTTATTCTGTGAGTCTTTGCCTTTTAGTAATTTTAAAAACTCTTTCTTATTTTCAACCCAATACTTCTTACTATTTTTATAATATCTAGCAGTTTGCTTAGATACTATAAAATATCGTCCCGTCCATCTTCTACCATTCTTGCTTGATGGGACGTTCCCTGGTATAAATATTCCTCTTGGCATACATATTCAATTAACTCTGCCGCAGCCTTTAAACTATTATTAGCTATAAAATCCGACAAATCTTTTGCTTTGTAGTCAAAGGTATTAAATTTTCCATTAGTAAAAAATAATGGTATAAATCCATACATTTTCCTATGTTTATTAGCAAAAGATATTCCAGTGCGATCAAAGTCATATAATATGCATATTCGTGCAAATCTGTCATATAAATTCTTGACAATATCTGCAGGAATGACACAACTTTCTGACGCTGGAGCAATTGCAGGTATTCCCCATATATCTAAACACATAACATCTTTAAGAGATTTAGTAATAACTAGCGTATCTCCGCTTTTAGGCAGTTGGCTCAAACCTTGAAGGTCAGATACACTAGTATTACTAAGCCATTTAAATTTGCTATACGGCTGATATATTTTCATTTTTCCTCCCTCAAAGTCATACGAATATATAGGATTGTACCTATTAGCGCTAACAATGAGATTACCATTAACCCACACGTGTTCTGCGGGTCTGACGTGAAATTTATTAAGGATGTTACAACATATTCCATATTTAGACCAAAAAGTTTTGTCCTCTTTATTATTCCAGGGACGTGATTTAATTTGTATTGTAGTAGAAGATGGTTCAATGTTTTCATATTCTTTTAGATGCTCACCAACATGTTTCTTGGTAGGCGCCGTAAAAGATGTTGTAGATATACCTAACTGAAAGTCGTTATCTACAAGACGATATGTATCAAACCTTTTAAGACCGTACATTTTTGTTAAAAATGTAAAACAATCCCCTGAGTCACCAGTACTAAAATCTTTAAAAAAGAATTTACCACTATTATGCCTAAACACAGTAAACGAAGGAGATTTGTCTTTACGAAGGGGAGAACATATAGCTCTCCCCATCTTAAAGTCTTTACCTATGTAGTAAGCAAAGATGTCTATGCAAGTTATTCTGCTTAGAATCTCGTCATCACTTAGCTCTACTACTTTACTGCCGTACATTAGAACGGCATTTCAGCGCCACCTGTGGCCATTACTGTCTCTGGTGTTACTGTAGCTGCATCTGGTTCAGGTTTAACTAATTTCTTTTTATTCCAGTCAGAAATATAGATATTAGTCTTATCTGCAGGTACATCCATAGATTCAATAAAATTAGGAAACTTAGGCAATGCTACATATTTACCTTTATAAATAAATAACATTCTAAACTTTTTACCTAAAAACTTTTGCCCCATAAGCGCTGTTACTTTATTTGCATATTCTGGGAATGACGACGCATTCTCAATTACAAACTCAGATTCAGGCATAAACTTAGTAGCAATATGCTTTACACGACGAGATACATCTGTAGCTTGTTTTTCTACATCTCCAAAATCTGGATTTGCAGGAAACTCTGCATGTTTTACTGTTGCACCATTAGATTGCTTAAATTCAAAATCAAGCCTTCCACCTTTGTCCATGTTAAGCGTTACACTTACAAGTTCACAATTTTCTTGAATACCTACTGATGGCATTACTCCACCTGTACTGTTGCTTTCTACGTTACTTCCGTACATTTTTCTCTCTTTTAAAATTAGTTATTATATTCTTCGATAGCCTCTGCTACCACTGCTAAATCGTTTGGTATTTTAACAGATCCAAACATGTCTTTAGGAGCTTTACCTGTATTAGCACCATCATTCTGTGTAATGAATGAATATTCCATACCATTTTCTCCTTTAGTGACATCTGTATACAATACAATAGTAAACATACCCTCAAGAGTTACTACATTATCCATCATTTTACCGATAGTTTTTGCTTTGGTAACTTTATTACCATGCGCATCAAATGTAACTTCTGAGTGCATCATAAATACTACAAGCAAATCATCACGCATAGATTTAACTGCATTGATTATCGACCAAGCATTCTGAGCAATCTCAGTAAACTTTTTAAAACCAGTCTCGTTAGCTCTACGCATATACTCATTTGCCATTGTGTATTGATAATCATCGATGACAATCGTCTTTATTTCAGGACGTTTCTCATTAATGTAATTCAAACATTTAAGAATTTCATGTGGTACATCACTAGAATGAAATCTACCATCAGGATTTTCTTTGTTGAATGTAGGATATTTAGTCTTCCATCCTTTAAACGGTAACGCTTTACGCGCCACGTTTACAATAAATGTTGACTCAGGGTTTAAATTTTCGATTGAAGTGGATTTCCCTGTTCCACTTGCGCCAACTACTAATAATTCTTGTGCCATTAGCTTTTATTTTCCTTAATACCTTCGTCTAATTCTGCTTTTAATGCCATTATTAGTTCAAGTATAGTTTTAACTTGTTTATCTTCAGGAACATGTTTGTTCCATGTAGCAATAAGATACTCTTGATGCTCTTCGCTACGAATTGATTCGGGTTGAGGTTTTGGTTCCCATCCCCACATAATTGGTTTTTCTTTTTTTTTCATGATTAAAATAAATTGATTTCAGTTTTAACTTTTTCTTGTTCTGTATGTCTAATATTCCACTTATTACCTCTAAGTTCTGGATGTTTTTCTTGAAGTTTACGGCGACAACGTCCTACTCCTTCAAATGAAGGATATATTTTATTGTGTAAACCTTTTAAGAAATCTTTAGTACTTAATGTATTTAAATTAACATTGTATGCTAATAAAACAAATGCATATAAAACATAGTCACAATCTCTAGCTTTGGGTTTGTTTAAGAGTATCACTGACACTCTCTTCTCGTATTTCTTGATTTTCATTGCTCGAATAAGTTGGTGGTTTAGCATCTAATATTTGATTATGAGCCAAATCATTTTCCATAAGCGCAATGCAAGGCTCGCCCTCTCTAACCTTTAAATAATGCCAAAATATAGCATTATCTGTAGGCCATCTCTTTGGGCCATATGCCCTAATACCAA